GGCGAAGCCCCGCCCTCTGACACGTCAGAGCCGGTAAATGAACTTGCACCCCGGCGGCGCGGTCGCAGGCCGCTGAATGAGGGAATAGCCAGCTATGACGACAGCCGGGGATCAAATTAACGGAGCCCTTCGCCTTTTAGGCGTTCTGGCCGAAGGTGAAACGCCGTCTGCGGCTACGTCGCAAGACGCGCTGTTTGCGCTCAATCAGATGATCGACTCTTGGGGTACGGAGAAGCTCTCGACGTTCACGACGCAAGAGCAAGTGTTTTCGTGGTTGCCGGGGCTCATCAGTCAGACGCTTGGCCCTTCCGGTGATTTCGTTGGCGACCGCCCTGTCTTGATGGATGACGCGACCTATTTCGTGGACGCCTCGACTGGCATCTCCTACGGCATCAAGATAATCAACCAGCAACAATACGATGGCATCGCGGTCAAAACCGTGACCAGTACTTTTCCACAGGTAATGTGGATTAATACCAACTACCCCAACATCGACATGCACATCTATCCGGTGCCTACCAAGGTGCTGGAATGGCATTTCATATCGGCGGCGCAGTTGACGCAGCCTGCCACTATCGCAACGCCGTTGTACTTCCCGCCCGGCTACATGCGGGCGTTCCGGTACAATCTGGCTTGTGAAATCGCCCCTGAGTTTGGCGTGGAGCCATCGGGTACGGTTGGGCGCATCGCTATGGCGTCAAAGCGCAATCTCAAGCGCATCAATAACCCTGACGACATCATGTCGATCCCCTACGCCATCGTCAGCACCCGCCAGCGGTTTAACATCTTTGCCGGGAACTTCTAATGAAAAGCCCGATCCTTGGCTCCGCGTATGTAGCCCGCAGCGTCAACGCTGCGGACAACCGCATGATCAACATGTTTCCCGAAGTTGTGCCGGAAGCTGGAAAAGAACCCGCGTTTCTTCAACGTGCGCCAGGTCTAAATTACCTTGCCACGATGGGTTCTGGCCCGGTGCGAGGGTTGTGGCAGTTTGGCAATTACGGCTACGCCGTGTCGGGTACGTCGCTCTATAAGATCGACAGCGATTTCAATGTCGTATCCAAAGGCACCGTGGCCGGGACCGATCAAGTGTCGATGGTGGACAACGGCACCCAGATGTTTATTGCTGCGGGCGCTAACGGATACATTTACAACGCAGGCACGGACGTGTTCGCGCAAATTACGGACGTTGACTTTGCGGGCGCGGTGACGGTTGGGTTTATCGACGGGTACTTTGTCTACAACCAGCCTAACAGCCAAAAGTTCTGGGTTACGTCTCTGTACGATGGCACGTCCGTCGATCCGCTTGACTTTGCCAGCGCCGAAGGCTCGCCTGACAATCTGGTGTCCTTGATCGTAGACCATCGCGAAATCTGGTTGTTTGGGCAATCCTCTATTGAGGTTTGGTACGACGCTGGTTTGCCGGACTTCCCTCTTGCGCGCATCCAAGGCGCGTTTATCGAAATCGGTTGCGCTGCGCCGTTCTCCGTCGCCAAGCTCGACAATGGCGTGTTCTGGCTCAGTTCGGACGCTCGCGGACGTGGTATGGTGTACCGTTCCAACGGCTACGCTGGCACCCGCATCTCAACGCACTCTGTCGAATGGCAGATCCAGCAATATGCCGACATTACGGACGCCGTGGCGTACACCTACCAGCAAGACGGTCATTCGTTCTATGTGCTGAACTTCCCCAGCGCCAACATAACTTGGGTCTACGACGTGGCGACCCAAGCATGGCACCAGCGCGCTGGCTGGCTCAACAACCAGTACACCCGTCATCGCGGCAACTGCCAGATGGCGTTCAACGGCCAGATCGTGATCGGCGATTATCTGACCGGCCAGATCTACGCTTACGATCCTACGGTCTACACCGAAGCCGGGTCTGTTCAGAAATGGTTGCGCTCGTGGCGGGCGCTGCCTACCGGCACCAACAACTTGAAACGCACAACGCAACACAGTTTGCAACTTGATTGTGAAACTGGCGTGGGTTTGGATGGCGCAACGCCTGCGACCACAACCTATCTCAGCAGCATCTCGTCTGACGCCGCGTCCGCTGGCGCGATCAGTGGCGAATCGGAAGAAACCACAAGCGAGATCATTGTGCAGGGGTCCGATCCACAGGTCATGTTGCGTTGGTCGGATGACGGCGGGCATACATGGTCCAGCGAGCATTGGCGGTCAATGGGCAAGACCGGCGAGACCGGACGGCGCGTCCTGTGGCGTCGTCTTGGCATGACCGTAAAGCTTCGCGACCGCGTGTACGAGGTATCGGGTACAGATCCGGTCAAGATTGCCATCATGGGCGCGGAACTGATCGTGAGCCCAACTAATGCCTGATAACATCACGCAAATACCGGCTCCGCGTGTCGCCATCTGGGACGCAATGACGAACTACGTCACGCGGGGGTGGTATCGGTACTTCTATAACCTCTATGCCATTCTTGGCAGCGGTTCGCTTCGCAGCGGCGCGTTCTATGATACTACCACGCAGACCGCCGCAGCCCTCAATACTGCTTACGCTATCACGCTTAACAGCACCAGCTTGACTCAAGGCGTCAGTTTGGGGACGCCAACATCGCGGGTATATGTGGACCGCACCGGTGCGTACAACATCCAGTTTTCGTTGCAACTGACCAGCACCAACGCGGCGGATAAAGACGTGTACATCTGGGCAGACGTAAACGGAACGTCCGTACCTGAGAGCGCCACCAAACTAAGTTTGTCTGGATCTAGTAAATCTTACGTTGCGGCTTGGAACTTTGTCATCCGCATGAGCGCAGGTGACTATTTCCGATTGATGTGGTCTACTACCAACACAAATGTCCAAATAGCCCGCATAGCGGCGTCTGCGCCTGTACCGGCCATCCCATCGGTCATCTTGACCGTAGCTGCAAATATAGGTGAATAATGGCTGTTCTCACCCCATCCCCCAAGACGGCTTTTGTTGACGCCGCTGGCGAACCGCTAGTCGGTGGCATGTTGTACACCTACATCGCTGGCACAAGCACATTGCAGGCGACCTACACGGACTCGACGGCGGCAACGGCCAACACCAACCCGATTGTCTTGGACTCGCGTGGTGAGGCTAACGTCTGGCTTGGCGGCGCTATTTACAAGTTTGTGCTGAAGGACGCGGATGACGCACTGATCTGGACGGTGGATAACATTTCGGCCCCCACGGCGGCGGTGTCGCCCGTGTTGTCCGGCAACGTCACTATCGACTCCAACACATCTTCGGCTGCATTAACGATCACGCAGACAGGCACGGGCGCGGCGCTTAGAGTGCAGGATTCCAGTGATCCTGACGCAACGCCGTTTATCGTCGATAGTAATGGCTCGGTCGGCATCGGCACGGCTACGCCGTCATCGGCGCTTGAAATTGCGTCTCCTGGCGTGTTTACGGGCGCATGGGCATACCTGCCCACTGGTACTGCCATGATGTTTGTGCAAACTTCTGCCCCTACTGGCTGGACCAAATCGACCACGCACGACAACAAGGCGTTGCGCGTGGTGTCTGGGTCCGCCAGCAGCGGCGGTACGACGGGATTCACGTCCGTGTTCACGTCGCGCACCATCACCACCGCCAACATGCCCAGCCATACGCATACGTTAACGGACCCTGGACACGCGCACACATATACACTTAAAAGCGGCACTACATCAGGCACGGGCTCTGGAACTAACTGGTTTGGTGAAGCTACGGCCAGCACAAGCACGGTGACCACTGGCATTACCATCGCCAACGCTGGTAGCGGCACGGCGATGGACTTCGCCGTCCAGTACGTTGACGTCATCATCGCGACCAAGGATTGACGATGCAGCTCAAGAACGGATCATTCTGCCCACTGATCAAGAAAGAATGCGTCCAACTTCAGTGCGCTTGGTTCACGCAGTTGCGTGGGGTCCATCCGCAGACCGGTGCGGAGATAGACGAGTGGATGTGCGCCATCTCGGCCATGCCCATGCTCCAGATTGAGGTTGCCAAGGAGGCGCGGCAGGGCGCTGCGGCGACCGAGAGCTTCCGAAATGAGATGGTGCGGGCGCAGGCCGAGGTGCTGCCGCCGCTCGTCAAACAACTATCGTAGGGACGCGATGGCGACGCGATTGGTCAATGATCGGGATCTGGCGCTGGAAGTTGGATTTCGGGCTACAGACTGGTCTCAGCCGGTCGCATACGAGGATTACGCAAACATTTTGCAAACGTGGGATGTTAAGGCTATAATCCGCAACGATACCTGTGTTGGTGCGGCGTACTTCAAAGACGGCGAAGTTCATGTGTCAGTTCTGCCCGAGTGGCGGCGGCGGTGGGCAACGCGGGGGGTATTAGCGGAATTGTTCGCGCATGAGGACGCCCACACGCGGATCATGCCTGGACATGAGTATATGTATGGTATCTTCGACCGCCTTGGGTTCAAGGCCCGCGACGATGGCGCGCTGGTGAAAGGCAACTGATATGGGTATCGAAACTGCCATCTTAGGGTCTGCCGTTCTTGGCGCAGGATCTAGCTTGCTCGGCTCCAGCAGCGCGGCTGACGCGCAGCGCGAAGCCGCCGCCGCAAGCGCTGCTGCCCAGCGTGAAGCTGCGGACAAGAGCATCGCCGCCCAACGCGAAATGTTCGACATCGGTCGGGCGGACCTTGCGCCGTACCGTCAGGGCGGCACAACCGCCCAGAACCAACTTATGCAACTGTTGGGCATTGGGGGCGACAAGACGGCGCAGGGTTATGGCCGGTACGCCAAAGACTTCGGCATGTCGGACTTTACAACCGATCCAGGCTATCAGTTTCGCCTTGAGCAGGGCATGAAGGCGTTGAACGCCAGCGCCGCCGCCAAAGGCATGGGCATGTCCGGCGCGAACATCAAAGGCGCTACCGAGTACGGCCAGAACCTTGGGTCGCAAGAGTACCAGAACGCTTTCAACCGCTATCAAACCAACCGGACGGCGCAGCTTGCGCCGTTGCAGAGCCTGTACGCAGGCGGTCAGGCGGCGGCAGCGGGGTCTGCGGCGCAGGCTGGGGCGCTAGGATCGAACTTGGGGCAAACCTACACGGGGCTTGGTCAGGGTCTGGGTCAGGCTGCGGTCGCGGCGGGTAACGCGCAGGCGTCGGGCTACCTGAACAGCGCCAATGCGGTGACGAACGCGCTCAATCAGGGCATGAGTTCATACACGATGAATAATTATTTGAACCGTGGCGCGGGCGGAATACCTGCGGCCCCCATGTATGGCGGCTCTGGCCTCTATTAAGGATAG